TCTTCTTGGCATCAGGGCCAGACTTTGATAATATCCCAAACCTAGAGTCGCTTGATATTGTCGCCATATTAACGCACTCCCCGGACGCCATAAAGGAAAACCCAGAACGTCTGTTCTTAAGGTAACACATTCCATAGGATCTAGGATCGGCCTTACAAGCTTCCCAGAATATGTAAAATAATCTGTTTGATTCACGGAAGTCCGGTTGACCGACATCAATTTTACTCCACTGCAAGTACATGTAATGAGTACCAGTAATGTAAGTAGGAAAATCTTTGTTATAAAACCAAAAACCTTCTTCCCTACGTGTAAACTCATTATCGATGTAATCATACCATTGTTCTTTAAATTCGTTTGGATATTGTTCCCAGTCAAAAACAGATTTTATTTTACTTAATACTTTTGGATATTCAGTATACTCCCAAGTATTTGTTTTAAACTTTTTAACATTAACAGGTTTTGGTAAAGCTATTTTAAGATTTTGTATTTCAATTACTTCACTTATTTCACCTGTTTTAGATATAACAACCATATCATAGTCTTCGTTATATCCATAATCCCATTTTTTATACCTATTGTTTTTGTTTAATGTTTTAGGTTTTATGTGATCATTTAATGTTTTTACAAGAGTTTGCTCGTAACTCATTTTGATCTACCTTCAGCAAAACCTTTAAAAGTTCTTTCTTGTTTAACTTCTTTTGGTTTTTCATTTAACATTTCTTCTTCTTGCTGTATTCTAGTAAGTATTTCAAACGCATCAAATATAGCTAGCTTTTTTGTAGCAGCAGCGTTTTTTAATCGATCAGCAGATATATCGTCATCTGAATCAACTATAGGTTCTTTAGCAACCTTAATAAGTTCTTCCACAGCCTTTTGTCCAGCTTGGATTATATTCAACTTCGTCTCCTTTGTATTCATATTTAATTGTAATGTCTTTTGTTTTCATACGATATAATCTGCACTCATCAATAATAAACTCGTATTCACTATTAGGACTAAACCCAACTACATCACCTTCGTTTATTTTAAAAGCTTCTAATGAACTATTACCGTATTTTAATATACCAACGTGAGTTTTTTCTTTTAATCCACTAGAAAAAGCCTTTTGAGTTTCAGCTATTGGCTGTATAAAACAATAATCCATAGGTGATTTCCAGCGGTTTTTTCTTTTGTATAAGAACACTTGATCGTGATAACAAAAATAAAGATCTTCTTTAAAATATGAGCTACTGTTTTTTTCAATACCTCTAACGTTGTAAAACCTTCTAAACACGTTGTGATGAACTATAACTTCATCTCCAACTTTAATATCAGTTTCTCCAACTAAAGGTATAGATTTTACTACACCTACACGATTAACAAATTTATGATCGTCCATAGTAGTATTAACTATAAGCTCTTTACCACTGACGTTTACTTTATTTACATACCTACCGTTTTTAGGTTGTATAATAAAGTTATATAAACTTTGCATTAATACTCTAAATTATATTCTATTGATATAGCCATGTTGGAGTTAAACTTTTTCCAAGGTATGACTTCGTTATTTTTTTTTATATATATGTTGTACGATCCATCTTTTTGATCGTGAAGTATATCAGATATGCAATGACCTCCGTAGACTTGTTGGCCTACGGAATAGTGCATTGCTTCATTTTTATAATCTGTACCTATACTTATTTTTCTAATTAGCTTCGCCATCTTCTTCAGCTATTTCGTAAGATCCGTCTTCTAGGCTAACATTTATCTTACCGTATTTTTCTTCTAATTCTGTAGCAAACTTTCTTGAATCAGATGCTATTTGCGCGAAGGCGTGAAGCAGTTCATGTTTTTGTGCTTCAGCAAAACCAATTTGATTTAACAACTTTGCTTTTTCAGTTTCTTGTGATTTTAACTGATCAAGCTCTTTTTTTTCAATTTTTTTACTCATTTTAATTTGATTTAATTATTATTTAATTTACTATATACTAATTACTTATAATAAAATTTATTTACTCTTAAACATACTTGTGGCTTTTTCAGTCGTTCGTCCTCCAAAATAAGCTAAAACTACTGCCATCATAACTTTTTCAAAAGTATCGTTCCATGTAACACCTATGTTAAAAGGTATTGACTCAACGCTGTCTAATATACCAGCAAGTGAAAAAATAGTTATACACCACACTAAAACTAATGGTCGTACATTTTTACTAAGCCAAGAGTCAGAAGTAGCGTCTGCTTGCCAACGATTTGTTATAGCTTCTATTTCTTTATTTTGTTGATCGTATATTAGTTGTTGTAGTTTTATTTTATCTTCATTAGAAACATCTGCTTTAGTTATTTCAGCTATAGCTTCTTTAGGACTTACAACACCTTGTAAAACTTGACCAAGTGCTGGGTTTATTACACCCGCAGCACCTAACAATAATTTACCTACCGTCGTATCTTTAAATTTTTTCTTTTTATCACTCATTACCATTTAACTTTATTAGCCCAATAAGCTGCGCTCATTTTACCTTTAGCTATATTTTTTCTATGTCTAGCTTTAAAGCTTTTACGTCTTGCTTTTTGTTTAGCTGATTCACCTTTTTTAGGTTTACCTGCTGTTGTTACGCCTTGCTGACCAAATCTTATAATTTTTTCTACACCTCCAGAGCAAGCTTTAACAACATGAGATTTTGTTTTATGCTTTGGTGTTCTTTTAGGCTTATTACAAGCCATTTTACTTTTCATCAGCTTACCCACAACTTAATATATTGCAATTATATCATCTGCAGTTGTACCTAAAGCAAATACTCTGTCTACTTGTATTGGTAAAAAAGTACCAGCAGGCACATTTTGAAACAAAGTAGCTCTATATATTTCATAGTTTTCACCGCTAGCCATTATATTAGCAGCACTATTACTACCATCAACTAAATCTATGTCAGAAGTAGGTGAAACACTTTCATCTACATTACTTACAAAAGCAGCTGTATTGTCTGTAGTATTTACAACTATATCTCCTTGTTGTATATGAGGTCCTACTGGATCTTCTTCTTTTAGATCTCTAAAATTGTTATTAGAATCTCTTAATTTTGCAGAAACTGTAGCTGTAGCTGTACCTGTGGTAACTGGAGTACTTTGCCCTGAAAGCATTACACATACATTTCCAGTAGTACCTATATATAAACCAGCTCTGTTTTGTGCTGAAACACTCTGAAGTTTATCTAAATCTAAATGATTACTTGTGTGATTAACAGGCCCACCAGCTAAACTGCTTCCGTCTTTTAAACGTATAGCTCTATTTACAGTTATTACTCCGTTTTTTTCTCTGTATTCTGAGTTAGATCTCATTGCGTCTCCTGGTATAATATCTCCGTATCCCATTTTTTGTTTTTTTTATCTAGTTTTATCTTTATTAATTAGTTTAATAGCTTTTTTCATTACTTTATCTGTATACGTTTGACCTTTCATTATAGGATTTCTTCGTATACTTATAGGCAGATCTTCTTCGCCTAATAATATTTTATAAATTCTATTTATTAAAATTTTACACTTAACAGATGTTTTGTATAAGCTATATTTTTGTGTTGTATTATTTTTATTTCTCCAAACAATTATCCAACCTTCTCTTACTAGCCTTTGCCATCTTCTTTTATCCCAAGAATAAGTATAAGTACCATTTAAAAAATCTTGACGTGTAAATAAATCCATACAATCAAAATATATTAAAAGCTCAAGATCAGCATCGTTTAATTTATTTGTTTTACAAGCCCACTTTCTTATTATTCTATAGTGTTTAAAAAGACCTATTTCTCTTACGTCTTTAGCTTCTAATTTTCTCATAATACAATAACAACATCTGGTTGTCTAATAACAAGATAAAACTTGTCTTCAACTTCTACACCAAAACCAGCATTTTTATCATAATAAACAGTATCACCGTCTTTTACACCTTCAACTAAATTTCCAGCTGACTTAATAATACCTTTACGATATCTAACATCTTCTTTTATTTTATCTGTTAAAAGTAACCCACCTTTTGTTTTAGTAGGTTTTTCTTTTATTTCTTCTACAACTAAAAATACACCTACTGCTTTCATAACTCTCTCATGTTACTAATTACACAATCAGTAGATAATATTGTAGTTGCTACAGATACAGCGTTTTTTAAAGCTGTTTTAGTCACTAGCACTGGATCTATAATACCAGATTTAACCATATTAGCTGGTTTGCCAGTTACTACATTTATACCCCAACCTTTTTTGTTAAGCTCTTCAAAGCTTATACTAGCATTGTTTAGTATTGTTTTATAAGGTGCTTTTATAGCTTCTATAAATATTTTTTCACCTTCAGTTTTACAACTCAAACTATTAGCTGCATTTAATAAAGCTACACCTCCGCCTGGAACTATACCTTCTTTTATTGCAGCTTTTGTTGCGTGTATCGCGTCATCAACTCTATCTTTCTTTTCTTTTAATTCAACATCAGAGTTAGCACCTACAGTTATAACTGCTACATTACCAGATAAAACGCCTAAACGTTCTTGTAGTTTTTCAGTTTTTAAACCAGGTGCGTTTGTATTAATTTGATCTTCAATTGATTTAATTCTTTCTTTAGCAACTTCAGAAATATTAGATATTTTTAAAACTGTTGATTTACTGTCTGAAACAGCGCTATCACATTCACCTAACATATCTGGTGTTATAAGATCTACATCATCGCCATATTCTTCATTAATATGAACAGCTCCAGTAACAGCAGCAATATCATCTAAAAAATCTTTTTTCCAGAAACTAAATCCTGGAGGTGCAACAACGTTTGCTTTTATGTTACCTTTTATTTTATTCATAACTAAAGCGCTCATAGGTTGTTTATCCAGTTCACCTATAATTAAAATGCTTCTGTTATTTTCAACAGCATACTCTAATACTGTTTGTATTTTTCTTACAGTTGTTATTTTAGAAGAAACTAATAATACTAAAGGTTTTTCAAGAGTAACATTTTGTTTTGTTACGTCTGTTACAAAGTTTGGGTTTGCAAAACCTTGATTTATCTGAGAGCCTGAAACAAGTTCTACACTAGTTTCTTCAGATTTAGTATCAGTGTCCATAAGCACAACGCCGTTTTTACCAACCTTTTTAAAAGCATCACCAATTATGTAGCCAAGGTTTTTATCGTTATTTGACGATATGCAAGCAACTTGGTCAATCATATCACCTTCAACAGGTATTGACACTTTATTTAAATACTTTATAGTTTTATCGTAACATTTTTGTATATCTTCTTTTATGTTACGTAAAGATTCTTTATGGTCTTTAGCTTTATCTATAAAAGCATGAGCTAAAACTGTAGCTGTTGTAGTACCGTCTCCGGCTTCAGTTACGGTTTTTCTAGCAGCTTCTTTTATTAATGTAGCACCAATATCTTCTACAGCATCGCGTAAATTAACTGAATTAGCTACAGTTACACCGTCTTTTGTAATTAACGGTCGACCCATAAAATCTTCTAATATAACACACTTACCGCTAGCTCCTAATGTAGAGCTAACGGCCTGTGTTAATTTTGTAATACCATTAAACACTTTTTCTTGAGCATCACTGCCAAAGTTTAAGTGCTTCACTATTTTTTGTGAGTTTTGCATTATATTAAATTAAATTTGATTAAAAAATACTACTTAAATGTTTTAACTACTTTAGGTCCTTTTAAATAGTCAAGCTTTTTTGTATAATGCTCGACTGAACTGTCGATTGCTTGCTCAGCACCTTCAATAGTTTCTCGACGAGTAACGTCGATCCAAGTCTCTTTATTAGGGTCTTGGTACTCGGTTTGATAAAATCCATTAGGCAACTGTACTATACGCCAATTGGCTTTTTCAGATACATGCTCCCATAGTTTTTTGGTTTCATCGGAAATTTGTGGTTGACTAGTCCACGTATTAGTCGAATAATAAAACGTCATAGTTTTTGGTTTAATTGTTATTATTTGGTTTACACTTCCCGTGCCGGGTTTATTTTTTGGCTTTATGTTTTTTTCTTATAGCCTCTTTACCTCTTTTAGCTATAGCTGCTTGTTGTTTTTTACCAGCAACTCTAGCTCTTTGTTCTAATACAGTTAATATTTGTATTTTTCTAGCAAATGGTTTTTTAATTCTTTTTACTTTAGCTACAGTAGCTCTAGCGTCTGCAGGAGTTTTAAATTTAATACTTACTGTATCTTTTGGGTTTTCATCAGTATATAAACGTCTTCCACTGCCTTTTGGTTTTTTACCAGTACCTTTTTTAGGATCTGGTTTTTTTTTAGCAGGCATTATTTTTTATGTATTTTTTGAATATTAAAGTTATAAGAAAGACTAGCACCTTTATGAGGAACAAACTTACCTTTGTGTTTCATAAGTTTAGGCGCGCCTTTTCCAGACTTCATCCAATGATACCCTTTAGGTGCTTTTACTTTCATATTATTTCTTTTTACTCGTTTGCATATTAATAAACCAGTTAGCTAACTGTTTGTCTCTAGCGGTAGCGTTTTTTCTAGCTTTAAGCTTTCTAGCTTTAGCTATAGTTACATCTCCACCGTATAACTTACTTATTCTAGCTTTTAAAACACCTCTATATGTTTTTCCTGGTTTTTTCATTTAGTTTTAGAGCCTAGTCTTTTATTAACTATATTTCTAGTAGTTACCATTTTTTTAGCATAACTAGGTCTTTTTTTTCTATTAAAAACGATCTGTTGGTTTAAACTACCTATAATAGCTTTTTTGTTTTTGCGTCTAGACTTTATAAGCCAAGTAGCAAGACTTGATGGTGATAGTTTTTTAAACTTACCTTTAGCATCAGCATATTTAGAGTCTTTCCAGGTTGGTCGCTTTGCAGCCATAATTAATATAATATATTTGCAGCGTTTTTATTCTTTTATTCCTGCTTTCTTTTTAACATTTTGAACAACTATTGCAGGTATTTCATCAGCTTCTCTAGCTCTTCTATCTAAATTAACACCGTGATATTTAGTTTTACCTTTAAAAGGATTTTTTACCATATTCTTTTCTTCTTTGTAAGCTTTTTGAAACTTATTTAGCTTCTTTTCATCATCACTAACCATTTTAGGTCCATCATGATATTTTGTTGGCTTGTACATTTTAGCATGATCCATTTTAGGTACTAAAGCCCCAGCCATTTCTTGAGCCATTTTTGGGAAGTTTTTATCATCTACCATTTTTGGCATAGCCATTTTAGCTCTTATATCCATCATTTTAGCTTTTCCTACGTATTGTAGTTCAGGGTTTTTTTCTGCTAAAGCTTTTAACCCTGCTGATTTAGGTTTTTGTCCGTATCCAGGCATAATATTTATTTTTTGTGTTTATATATTTGTTTTATTTTTTTCTCAACTGTTGCTTCCCAAGGAAGATCTCTTCTTCTAGTATCAATATGTTTCATAGGTATTGTTATCATTTTATTACTACCTTTAGGTTTATATTGATATTTGTTTGTATCAAATTTTAATACACCATCACGTATTTGTTGAAGATGTAGTCTCTCGTGCATTACAGCTTTTGCTTTTTGACGAGCGCTAAGATTTTTATTAATGTTTATAACACCGTTCATGTCTATCATACCCCAGACATTTTTAGGCATTTTGCTTTCAAAAACTATAGATTTTTGCTCAGAGTGCTTAGCGTTAAAGCCAAGCACCTCTGGTATAGTTTTCATTTTAAAAGCCATGTTATTATGTGTTCGTTACTGCACTAGCACCAAATACTTCAGCAAGCCAAACTTCAGCTGCGTTAGAATCTCCTGATCCTAAACAAGTTACTCTTACAACAGTGCCTAAAGACGCGCTGTTTGGTATAGTTAAAGTATCTCCAACAGTATCTGTTATAGAAGTAGCACCGTTAAATCCATACATAAAAAACTTATCGTTTCCGTCAGTTCCGCTGGTGTTTATTGTTATAGTTTTACTAGCGCTAACAGCTTTAGTACACACAAAAGTATAAGTAATACCAGCTTTATTTGCGCTATCAATAACAGGTAAGTTAAATACAATATTATTAGTATCTGCATCACATTGTATAATAGCACCAGATTCGTTAGCTGTTAAATCAACTGTTTTATCTCCAGCGTCAGCAGTAACTGATAGTACTGGTTTTTTATAACCAAAACCATAACCAACAGCTGTCATGTCTGTGTCAGAAAGAGTAGCTCCTCCGTCAAAAACTCTAGCGCAGTCGTTACCATCAAATTGTCTAAATCTAATATCTTGTGAGTCTTGACCAGAGCTGATGCCCTGAGTATAAACACTGCTGAAAGTGTAAGTACCAGATCCTAAAGTAACACTGTTATCAGCACCTGGCTCAATAGCTGTTACAGATCCATTACCTAAAGTAATTTTATTATCACCGTGACCAGCAGCACCATTACCTATTACTGTTTGATTAGCTGCTCCAACTGCAGAAAAAGATGTATTATATCCTATAGCTGTATTTCCAGATCCTGTTGTTACAGCATCTCCAGATAAAGCTCCAATAACTGTGTTTTGTACACCTGTTGTAATATCATTACCAGAGTTATAACCAACACCTACATTGTAAGTATCAGTAGCTCCACTTGGCTCTTGGTTTTGTAAAGCTAAAGTACCAATAGCAACTGCTTTACTTCCATCTACAGTAGCACCTAAAGCGTTAGCACCTAAACAAACATTATCAGAACCTGTTTGGCTTTGAGATAAAGAGTTTGCTCCTATAGCTACGTTTCTTACACCAGTTGTATTAGCTTGACCTGCATAATATCCAACAGATGTATTTTCTGATCCAGTAGTCATTGCATAACTTGCTTGATAGCCAACTGCTGTATTATATGCGTTAGCAGTACCGTTTTGAGTATATAAAGCTTGATAACCTATAGCTACACATCTTCTACCCGTTGTATTTGTGTCTAATGATTCAGCACCAACAGCTACGTTGTCAGCACCTGTAGTAGTAGCTACACCTGCTAAAGCTCCAACAAAAGTATTATTACTAGCTGAAGTTATATCTTTACCGGCGTTTGCTCCTATATAAGTACCTTTATCTCCATCTGTAGCACTTCCACCTGCTTCCGCACCTACAGCAGTATTATATTCTGGAATATCACTGCCGTCGGTATTAAGAAGTTTAAGAGCTTTAGCACCTATAGCTGTATTGTAATTACCAGTTGTATTTGTTTCTAACGCATCGTGTCCAAAAGCAGAGTTTTCAGAACCTGTTGTAATGCTTTGACCTGCGTGATATCCTACTAATGTTGTTTTACCTGTAGTTGTTGTTATAGATTTACCAGCTTCATAACCAATTGCAACTAATTGACCTGCTGACGTTGTAGCCCCAAGAGCATTATATCCAATAGCTATATTAGAATCACCAGTAGTTATAGCGTCTAAAGCTGTTGTTCCGAACGCTATATTAAATTGAGCTGTACTTGTTGTTGAACTAGGATCGTTACCTACGTATATAGAATTATCTTCAATCAATACGTCTGATAAATCATTTAAACTTAATGTGTCCCAAACAGGCGTGCTACCACTACCAGCAGATTTCAAGTATTGTCCTGCTGTACCTTCAGCTCCATCAAAACTAACAGTACCTGTTACAGCTAAATTCACTAGTGATGTTGCTCCTGTTACTCCTAATGTACCGCCTACTGTAGTATTACCTGTTATAGCCGCAGTTCCACTAGCTGTTATGTTTGTAAATGCACCAGTAGAAGCACTACTAGCGCCAATTGCAGTACCGTCAATAGATCCACCGTTAACGTCTATAGTTGAGAAAACAGTAGTTGGCGATATTGTTGTTGCAAGATACGTCTGAAGAGTACTAACAGGTATTTTTTTAGTAGTACCATCTTTTTCTGTACCTAAAATAAATTCAGTACCGTCAATACTGCTATCAATATTATAAGTGCTTATTCTAGCCATTTTTTTATCTTTTATTAATTATTTTACCAAGGCACATCTTTTGTTACAGATGTTGGTGTAATTTTTTCTGTTATCAAGTTATCGAGATTAGATTTAAGTTGATTAACATCTAAGTTGTCTATTAGCCAAGCTTCAACGTCTGACTGCGTTAATTCATTAAAAGCTGTAAAATCTTCAGAGTTTGGTTCATCTATTTTTGCTACACCAATTAACGTAGACTTATAAGCATTGTTGTTTGAGTCTGTTTGATTAGATGTAGCTGTATATGAATAATGTATGTTATAAACAACATTTGAAAGTGAATTTTGTGTTGGGCGTACGTCAAGTTTATTTATTGTCCAAGCGTATGTATTAGCCATTATTTTCTAGTGTTTGTATTCTTGTTTCTAATTGTTCTATTTTTGTTATTGCTTCTTTTAAAGCTGCAGTTAATATAGGAACTAGCTTTGCTTGATCAATGCCTTGATAAACTGCATTACCATTTAAATCAACAGCATCTTTTTCTCCTTCTACAGCTTCTGGAACAACAGTTTGAGTTTCGTGTGCTAAAAAACCATCAACAACTTGAGTACTACCTATAAAGTTAAATCTTTTAGGTTCTAATTGTTTTACTTTATTTATTCCATTGGTAATATTTACTACATTTTCTTTTAATCTATAATCTGAAGAAGTGTTGTATGCAGTTGCAAAATTACTAACAGTTATAGATCCTCTTTCACCACTATTACTATAAAAACCTACAGCTTTAGCAGGAGAACTACCTTGATTGTCTCTTGTTAATCTTAGTAGTTTAGAACTTGTATTATCTAAAGTTCCTGACATCTCTAACGCGCTAGTTGGAGCTTCTAAACCTATACCTATATTACCACCCTCTCTAAATGTTATTATAGGATCGTCGTTTCTATCTGTAATATTAAAATTAATATTAGCGTTATCATACTGCAATGTCATTCTTTTAGCAGCTCCGTTGTTCTGCATTTCCATTATAACATTGTCTCCAGCTCCAGCGGCTTCAACTACTATAGCGGCTTTACTGTCAGTCATACCATCAATATGAAGAAAACCATCTGGACTAGTAGTTCCTATACCTACATCGCTATCTATTATAGTATCACCTGTAATGCTAACTCCTGTGTTTGTAGTTTCAAACTTTTTACTATTGTTATAATATAAATCAACACTGCCGTTAAAATTACAATCAACATATGTTTCACCATTAGCAGATTCTAATAATAAATTAGTTGCTTGTATTTTTAGATCTCCAGATCCATTTTCTAATATTGTACTATATGGTGATCCAAAGTCTGCATGACCTATTATTAAATCTCCAGTTCCAGTAGTTCCAAATCTAGCATAAACATTATCATTAAAACGTACATCACCAGTCATTGTTCCGCCGCTTGTAGGTAAACCACCAGAAACATCTTCCCAAGCTATACCAGAGCCAGTTGATGTTAGTACTTGACCGTCTGATCCTTGCGCTGTTGCTATTTTAAGGTTTGTTAAATTTACAGTACCGTTTACATCTAGTTTTTCGCTAGGGCTAGAAGTACCAATACCAACTCTACTGTTAGCAACGTCTGTGTGTAAAAGTCCACCATCAACGTCAATTCCATTTAAAATATTAATTGACATAAATTAAATTGTTTTAAATTATTATGCGTAAGCTATAGATCCAGCTGTTGATCCTTTAGCAGAAGTAATTATAACTTCAATATCATTGCTAGGAGCAGAGCCAAAACTTATTTTTACTTTACTAGTAGAAGCAGAGTTTGACTTATCTGTTCTAGCAACATCTGCAAAAACTGTTTCTTTACTACTTGAATCAAATAACTGTACAATTACGTCTTCTGTTCCAAGAGAGTGCGTTACTTCTGCGTATAAGTTACTAGTAAAATTACTATCAGATACATCTATAGTTGCGTGTACAAATCTAGAAGCTAAGGTATCAGGCGTTACAAACTTAGCTGTATTAGTACCTGTTTGAACTTCTGCAGCACTTGCAGCAGAATCAGCAGTAGCACCATCAGCTACGTTAATCATAGTTCTAACATTAGCTGGTGTAATTTCTTCTATAACACCTGCTCCTGATGAATCTCTACCTAATATTCTATTTGTAGCAGATACATTTTGTATTTTAGCATATGTTACTTGATCATCAGCTATGTGCGCTGTATCTATAGACCCGTCAGTGTAATGTTCAGAGTTAATAGCGTTATCAGCTATTTTAGCTCCTGTTACAGCATCAGCATTAATTTTTGCAGTAGTAACAGCGTTACTATCTATTTGTCCTGCTGCTACAGTATCTAATAATGCTAAAGCTCCAGTTGCACTGCCATTTATTGTTATAGCATCAGCTTCAAGAGTTCCGTCTACATCTACATTACCTGATATATCAAGATTAGTAAATATAGATGTTCCTGGTGCTTCTATTAAATGTGAAAAAACAAACTTATCACTTGTAGCGTTCCAAAGTAAAGTAGCATCGTTAGAAGCATCAACAGCGTCTTGTATTGTAATACCAGCTCCGTCTGCAGTTGAGCTAGTGTCTCCAGATCCTTGATTTAACACTATGTTTTTATCTTCAACATTTAACGTGCCTACGTTTGCTGTTATAGTATCGCCTTCTACGGTTAAATTACCATTTACAACTAAATTATTACCAATTGTAACAACATCATCGCTATCACCAATTTGTACTGCGTTAGACGCAAAACCACCAGCTAATCTAGTTTTTAAGTTTGCTACGGACACATCGTCATTATCATTAGCAGTCATATCATCAACAACTAAATCAATTGTTCCATCACCATCTTGATATGTAGCGCTTATTCTTGTTTCAGTATTACTACTAAACATTGCTCCTACAATATCTTGAACTTGCTCTGTGCTAAGCTGAGTGTTTGTATCAGTAGCTGTAATTGTTAAAGTATCACCTGACATTGCTGTAGTAACATTTGTACCACCTGCTATTGTCAATGTATCACCTGGAGTCATACCTGTAGAACCACTATCACCAGCTACTGTTAAATCAGAAACAACAAAATCTAATGTACCGTCTCCATCTTGATAAGTTACTGTAATACCAGTTTCGGTATTTCCAGTTACCATGCCGCCAACAAAATCTTCAACTTGTTCTTCGCTTAGCTGTGTATTTGTATCTGTAGACGCTATAGTCACAGTGTCAGTTCCTGCTGTAGTTGTTATTGTAACGTTAGATCCAGCTGCAAAAGTTAATGTATCAGTAGCACTGTCTGCTACTACGTTAGATTGACCAGATACTGCTATTGTAGTAAATGCGTTACCAGAAGAGTCTAGTGAAACCCACTCGCTACCGTTATAATATCTTACAACATTTGATGAGCTGTTGTAGTAAATTTGACCAGCTTCTGAAGTTGGATTACTACTGCTTATATGCAGTTTTGCGTTTCTCAACTCATTATCATCAATGTCAAGATGGTTTAAAAATTGTATTGCCATAGTTAGTTCATGTATGCTTTACCGGATTCAGCTCCAGCAAATGTTATTGTTAAGTTGTTTTTATCTGTGTAGTTTACGTCGCCATAACCTTTTTTACCTGATGATAAAACTACTGTTACAGACGGAAATTTTTCTAAATCATGTGCTATAGACCATGTGGCCGATGCAGAATTTTGTGTATGTGCAAAATGTTTATCGCTTGTTGCGTCTAAAACAAAATTTGCTACATCATAATGTTTTTGATCAGTTAATGTACCGTTACCTCCTATGTAACTTAACTGTAGTGTATAAAAACTTGCAGTATCAACTGCATAAGATGTTATTTTATAATGACCAAAGCTTGATATTTGATTTTGTTCAGATATTAATATATCAGAGCCTACTAGATATTCTAAAAAACTAGTTACAACCTGACCGCTAGTATCTGAACTATGTATTTGAAGGCTTGTCACAGCTGAATAAGCTGTACCGCTTGCTACACCGTAAAAATTACCAGCACCTGCTCCACTGCTGTCAGACTCAAATTTATACGTCATTTGAGCTGATATCGATATTTTACCTTTCTCTGTTAAATATTTCGCAACATCACTGGCTAAAAAATTACGAGTTTTTCTCCCTGGCGTCGAGCTTCCAATAAAGGAGTCATTGTCTTGTATTGTAGTATCGTTAATATACGAACCTAGTCTAGCCATTTATATTTTATTTACAATTATTTATTCTAGTGCCTCTACCGTGGCCGCTTCTGTTCGCTTTCATTGAAACAAAACGCTTTCTTGTGTGGTCGTAGTCTTTACCTTGTATGTTTTTACCAGCTTTTACAGCTTTTCTGCGCTTTCTTTGGTTTTCTGCACGCATTTTTTTACGTCGAGGGCTATTTGCAGCTGCTAGATCTCTCTTGCGTTTAGCTGCAAGTGCTCTTTTTGATAATTTTTGCGGCATTTTTTACTGTTTTAATTACATTTGTACTAATTACACGGTTATTTACAGTTTTAAGGTATTATTTTTTACTTAATTTTTTATTAGTGTGACAATAGGGTATTACTTATATACCTTAAAAGGCTTATGTCACATTTTTTAATTAAAAAGCTGTTGCTAATTGTGAGTATTTGCTCTATACCTTAACTCGTTGACTACCAGCCAGTTACGAAAACGCCTTTTTTAGCCCCATGGGCCCCCTGTTAAGGCCCCCCTAGGCCATATTTTTAGGTTTTGGCCCCCCGGCTAGCCCCCGTAGGCCCCAGATGATGTATAGCACAAATTTAATACGACTGCACATAGATAATATATATGTAATTTAAAACACTATATAATGATACAAGTAGATCAATATTTTAAACAATTAACTTTCATGTTATTAAAAAAAGAAAATGTTAAACTTTCAATTATAAATAATATTTTATATATAAAAGAAAATAAAAATAATATTAATATAATTAATTTACTTAATAAAAATAATATAACTTTTAAAACAATTTAAAAAAACACAATTCAAATACGAATACTATTAGATAATATAAATGTAAATAATAACTTAAAACAAATAACTATGCAAACTTTAAAATCAAAACGCTTCGTAATTCGCAAATCACTAATTGGCAAAAATCAAATCATTGAAGTAACTTTCAAAAATGGCAAAAAAGCAAAGTATAATCATGACCTCGCTTACAACATCATGCAAAGCAAACTAAATACTATGCCTTGCTTTGAAAAATACAAAAGCTATACAAGTAGCACTTCAATACCAGTAATTCTACGTGACAAAGTAATACTTTAATCACTTGTAAACTAAGAGCAGTAGTATAATACTCTGCTGCTCTTTTAAACACTTAAACAAATAATCACCTTTAAAAACTAAATAAAATGAGAAAATTTCATCATAATAAAGTAATAAATGTACTATCTAACGTAGCAGTTTACTCTGCAGTAACACTAATATTATCAGGTTCACTAATGATACTAATATCAGTAATATCAGGTGATGTTCCAAGTAGCTTTGGAATATATGGGTAAACACAAATTAAATACAACAAAAGTAAGATAATATAATAAAATAAACTAAATAACTATGCAATTTATATTAACTTGTCCTAACGGAAAACAAATAGATATGAGTAACTACATCATGAAGCAAATAATGGGAGAAATGACTCATAAGCAAGTACAAAATAAAATTAAAGAATATAATATAAAAAATAAATAACTATGCAAAAACTAGATAAAATAGCGCAAAAAGTATTTGGTGAGTTTGGATTCACTACGTGTACTTCAGATCAACAAGAAACAATATTAACTTATTACTCTAACTTTAAAAATATATGTAATGAGCAGTAAAAGATATCACAAACTTATACCTTATGAGGTAAATGATAACAGGTTTAATCAATGGTTTACTTGTAAGTACTTTGACTTTCACCCTTACTATATCAAATCATTTTCAACTAATACTGAAGATGAAATGAAAAGTAGAATAAAAGAATATGTAGAAAACAG